AGGTCTCTGATTACCGGCCAAAGGCTCATACTTTCTCCTTATTAGGTAGCAGCCTTCACAGGTGCAATAGCTGCTTCCAGAGCAGTAATCAGTGCATCAATAGCAGCGCCTTGGTCTTTAGCAGAACCAGAGCCCATAGCTGCACGTTGTACAGCAATCCCAGTCTTCACCAGCGCATCACGCAATGCAACTTGCTGGGCCTTAGTAGTCTTTGCAAAAGCCATATCTCATTCCTCTTGTTTAGCGTCTAATTTAACGTCTACGTACTCGCGCCATGACACCACGGGCGGTACTTCTCTCTTTACGGTACTCCATAGGGTTAGCTATAAAGCCCCGCTCCTTGTCATCCAAGCGCTTCTGCTGCTGCTTCTCATCATCTACTACAAGTAGTTCAGACAAGTGCATTACAAGCCCCTGGATAGCGTCAGCTCGGTCATCCTTAGTAAGGGAACCTCTATCATAAGTGATGTTCTGAAGCTGATAGAACGCACTCATGATGAGCTGTTTATCTCTGGGGTGTTTCTGGCACCAGTACCAGTCATCCTCTATAGCCCTGTGATGTACTACGAGCTTATGCCTGCGCATCACAGGGCCTACAGTGTCAATGATACGGCGCTCTTTCTGCCCCTTAGCGTAGTAGTCCTCAACAGAGATGGCTGGGTGCATCGGGTCTTTCCCTCTGCGCTTCTCTATCTGCTGAAGGATGAGCTTCGAGACCGTACCATGCCCCATATTCGCCTCTACACGCATTACAGCGATTCCGAACTCAAGGCAGTAGTCCAGTAGCTGGTCGATGTTCCCCTCGCTCATACCGCCTCTGAGGCCCCCTACGGAGAACAAATGCACGTACCCTTGGGTTCCCCCGCCCGCAGTGTACGCCACCTCGTCCCCACCGTTTCCGGCTGGATCCACTATCATGACCTTGTGCTGGTACGGGATGAACTCCGAGGCGGCACTGGCCGGGCAGTACACCGTCTGGTTGTCGAAGGCGGGGCTCAGGGGCCCTGTGCCGCCCTGTACGCGATACCTAGGCTCTGCCGAGTACCACACTACCTCTGGAACCGCCTCGTGGTTATACGCCGCTACAATGAGGTCTGAGAGCTTCAGCCGTGTGCGCTGCTCATCCGAGAGGGACGTATCCAGCATGTACTGCAAGGCAAAGCCTTCTGGCCCGTGGTCAAGCTCCTTATCCTGTAGCGCCTCTTCATCGTAGCGCTTAGGGTCCGCAGGCTTCCCCATCTTACCGTTGAGGCCACCACCTACCATAAGGTAAGGGTCTTGCTCAATTGCTTGTACTATGCTAGGGGCCAGTGTTCCAGCGCTGTAGCGGGATTGTTCCTCTAATGTAGGGAACCGCCCCGGCCAGATACGTACAGTGAAACCACGGGATGGTAATGTCTTGTAGATACTATCCTTTGATTGGGGTGTACCTAAGTACAAAGTTTCACCGTGTGTACAGATAGCGGAGAACTCTTTAGTCAAGAGCATGAGTTGTTCCCTCATTACCTGAGTCATCGAGTTCTTGGTAGACTCCACATCATCGGGTATTAGTAAATCTGCTCGTTTACCGGGAAGGTTACTGGTGATACCAACACAAGTAATACTAGCTGATTTATCGGTAGGCTTCAGGTGCTGATGCACGTCGAACTTAGTATTAGATGTTCTATCACCTAGCTGAGCATCTGGTCGGAGGTAGCACAGGATATGCCAGTTCATGATTAAACGAACACACAAGATAGCCACGTCAGATGCTTGGTCTTCACCCGCTGATACAATAAGTACCCTGTACGACTGGTCTTGTACTATACTCCACACTGCATACAGTGCAGCTAGTGTACTCTTAGCCTCACCACGTTGAGCTGCTACCATCTTCTTACGGTAACGCTTATCAGCCATGAACTTAGCTATATCTAGCTGCATCCATGTAGTATCAAATCCAAGGAACTTCATACCAATAATAGCGAAGTCCTCAAAGCGCTGAAAAGTACTAGCCACCATCATAGCCAGCTCTTCCCGCTCTTCTTTAGACATAGCAGCAGGATTATTATCCCACTCTCTAGTTCTAGGTGCTATCAGTTGCAACCTTCGTAGTACAGTACCACTTACCTGCACATCAGATAGGTAAGGTACTCCAATATCTATATCATCCATAGTACCTCCCAGTACCGAAGTAACTTAATAAAGGGCTCCTAAGAACCCTTGATAACTTACCTCTATTACAGAACACCCTCAAGAGGGTCTGCTTCTGCACCTGCGGCTTTCATAAGAATATGCTGGCGTCTAGCTTCACGCTTGGCAGCCAACTCGTCTTGGAACTCATCCCGTAGAGCTTGCACCTTAACCTCGTCTGGGGCAGCAGTAACGTCGTTGTCTTTCAGGAATTTAACTATCACAGCCTTATCTGACGCCGACATAGGGATACCCTCAGTGCGACATATCTTAATATCCTCAATAAATAACTCAGTGAGCATTTCATGAAGTGTTTCTAATGTGCTCTTTTTAGCAGCCATAATATTAACCTATAACGTACCAATAACATTACCGACCATCACAATGGATAAGAGGACCTAGACATTTACCAATTATTTAAAAACCTCAACCAATACCTGTAAATTACCTGGTGCGCCAAACGCGGTACCGACAGTAACGTAGAGCGTATTTGTACCATCAAACCGTGTGCTGATAGCCCCTCTGCTTAACCCACCCGTGTTCACCGGACTGCAAACCAAGTTAACACTACCAATCGGAAGATCAGTAAGTGTTAGCTGCCCTGTAGTAGCCCCAGCAGAGATAGGCACAATAACTATTTTTCTGGACAAAATAGACCCGAAGTTGTCACCGAAACGGACATTGGACGCACCTGTTAAGTTGCAGTTGTTCAAAGTGTTCCCCGACAAAAGCACACCATCGCTCTGTATTCTGACAGCACCGCTACCAAATGGGTTGCCAGCTATGTTTATATCTTGTGTATTTGGGCTCGTTAACAGGGCAAAAGTTAACCCGGTGTTTGTGTGCGTGCCTGTTATATTCACCTTTCTGACATATCCACCTATAAATATACCATGCCCACCAGTGCCGTCATAACACCGTAGTTTATTACCGTGGAATTCATGACCATCATTGGCGGGACTGTACCCCGCTTTGCTTGTAATGGTAATACACGCACTATTAGGGGTGTTATTTTCGGCAAGGGCTATGTAATTCTCTCTAACCTCTACATCTGTCGTCAGCCCGATTTGTACCCCGTATGTACCACAATAATCCAAGTCATTATTACTTATGCTACCGAACAGCAACCTCTGTATGTCAACTGCTGTATTATAACCGAATACTCTATTCTTATATACCTGCGCATTCTCGGGTATACGGGTGCCACCATCCTGGAAACTATCAGAAGCCCTATACCTTACCCCGACAACCTTACCCCCAATTCCAGCAATAAAGTCACAGTTACCTATTTTTGAGACGACAACCTGCCCGACTATATCGACTGCTATATCACAATGTATTGAGTTGCACCGTGATATTTTTACATTTCTCGCGTTTGCAACAAATATACCTGTGTCACATGATTGCGGGTAGAAATTGTATATATCAACTTTTTCTATAAACCCACCCCCAGTAGGAACGACTCCGCTCGCAATCTCGATTGCAATACCACTAGCACCTCTCCTGATGGCGGAGCCACCATTGAGACTGAATAGCGATGGGTACGGGGCTTCTTTTGCTACCTCCAGAAATGAAGTGCCGTAGAACTCTACAGTGGCACCGCGCATGTCTATGGTGAGGCTGTCATTGAACCTCAGCGGCTGGGACGTCCTGTAAAATCCCTGCGGGATACACAGCTTTGCTCTATTTGCTATGGCCTTACCTAGAGCATTCTTGATATTAAGATATGAGTCAATGCTTCCTCCTGCGGTTGCATACCTAACAGCTCCGAATTTAAGAACGCTGATTCTAGTCGAGTCAGTTAAGTTGGCTTCAATGTACTTGTCAGTCCCCAAGCTAAATATAGACCCACCATCTTCTACATGGGGGCCGTACTTAACGACACCCCAGTTACTACCACCATCAGACTCCTGATAGTAGCCCCGCCATATGATTCGCTGCCCAACAACGTGGTCGGATGCTGAAATTGCATCCGATATAGTTTTGTATGATTTTGTAAGTATGTTACTTACATCAACAAATGCGCTAGTTGAAGTTTCGCTAGGGTAAGTTCCTGCGGTACCTGAAAACACCTTACCGGATGCCTCATCTAGCGCCACATCCGTACTATTTACCAACGTGAAGCCCACCTGAAAACTACCATCAACTAGATAGTTTCCTGTCCCCGCACAAATACGGCGCAATGCTTCGCGTGCCAGTACTTTAGTAATACTACCTGCTGACGGTACAGCGAACTCATCAGAGTAACTACCGTCAGTACGTTTGATACGGTAGTACGTAAAGCTACCATCATCCCGGATGAACTCAATTATATCGACACCGGCACCGGGTATACCTTGCTCTAGGTACTCTTGTGCGATATACAGCAACTGCTGATTGTTCTCATCTATGGTAGCTTCATCAAACTGTGCATTTTGACTGTAGATGTTATACATTGCATCTACATCGGTTCTACGGTACACGACCACTTCCACGCCATTAGGTACTACAGGTAGAATTTTCAGTGTAGTGTTATCAATGAAAGACCAAGTGTACCCGCTGGTTGCACCACTCTGGGGAGTTTCCTCCCCAGCAACACGCACATAAATATCATTACGTTGTAGGTACTGAATACCCAATGCAATAGTACTCAAAGTGCCATCAGACACCATTTTCTGGATACTGTACTGAACAGTCATATTAATCCTCTTTAGTACTGTTAATAAGCCAACGAGTAGGTAGGAATACATTAGCGCCCGGTACAGCTTTTAGCACATCTTGCACCTCTAGCTCGCCCCGCTTCAATTTATCTACCATCTGGAATAAGTTATTAGGCCCTGCAAATACCGGAGCAGTGCCACCTACATCACCCTGCATGAACCCATCTGCTGCTAGGGAGGCAACACCAAGGCCCGGTAAGCTACGTACTGTACGTGCCACCAAGTCTTCCTCAGGGTCACGCCCCTGTACGATGTTGCTCATCATACCTGCCACCACCGACAACGGAATTGCAGCCGACATATACAGGGCCACACCCATCACACCATTACGCTTGTAGTTCCTACGCAGTATCTTCTGGTTCGCACCGAAGACATAACGCATGTACGGAAATAGTACACGACCTATGGCACTGTGCTCGATGAACGCAGGTTGCTCGCCAGCACGAATAGTAATGGCGATGTTATCTGTAGCGGAGATGAGGGTATTCATCATCTTAGCCTTCACAGCAGCATCCCAGTTATCTATTACAGTGCCGTGCCTTTGTACCTGCGCTGTAGCAGCAGCAATATCAGTATCGGACATATTCAAGGATTGGAAGTACTTGGTACTACCCTGTGCTTTACGTACATCAGCGAGATTGCCTACAAGCTCATCCATGATACCGGCCACAGCATTAATCTGATGGCGACGCACGAACTCACTGCCATTCAAGTACTTGATGTACTGCCCACCGTACTGAGCTACTTCATGGATACTACCAGCAGGGCCTACCCAGTTATCCTCCAAGTGCGTAACGAACGGACGTACACGACCCTCCGCAAACAACTGTCCAGAGATAACCTGTTGGATAGTCTCCGCTTGCTCCTTGGTAATACTCTTGGCATTGACTACACCAGAGAGGCTCTTCAGGAAGTGCTTCGCTACGGTACTTACACCGAACTCATTAATGAGCTGTGCGTAGTCAGCGATAGCATATACACCTGAGTTCCCTAGTTGAGTACTAGCACCATAACTAGTTAAAGTACGGAACCAATCAGGGGCAGCTTCACCTACAGGTTGTCCCAGTAGTTGAGCTTTTACGTTACCGAAGAACTCTTGTGCCTTCTGACGTTCAGCAGCAGGTAGGTTATCCAGAGCCTTGCCGATAGCATCGTCCAAGTCGGATTCCTTAGTAAAGCCTACACGAGCTAGACCAATACGCCCGGACATGTTCCTAGCATAGGTTTGAAGTGAGCCTAAGAGGTCATCATCCATGAACTCATTGATACTCATAACCTGGCCTTTAGAGCCAAGGTATGTACCCTCGTAATCCCAATCCATACGGGTACGCAAGTTCTTCTGTTTCCCAGCTTCATCAGCCTTTGGTTGTAGGGTACTCAGCAGACCTTTAATCTTACCTTCCTCTACACCCTCGGCACGGAGTACCTCAGCGAGTTCGTCCTGTGTAGTACCACGGAAAGCCTGAGCCTTCGGGTCTGCTTGACGTAACTTCTGAGTGTACACGAACTTCTTACCAAGTGCTTCTGGACTAAGACCTAAGCCACCGTTCGCCACAGGTGTAATAAGGCGCGGGTAGATACGTGCAATCTGTTGACCGTACATCTTATGCAAGTCAGTCCACGAGCCTTTACCCTGTGCTACGAACTCCTGCATCTTCAGATATGAATGTCTAACAGGTACGTAGTACTTAGATGGGGATAAGGCATCAGCACCGAATACACCCGCCTCCTGAGCACGAGTACCCATGATAGTACCGAAGTTCCCTTCTGTGTACGCATCCACGATACGCTTGACACGGGGGTCTGTCGGAGGTACAGGGACACCTCCACGGGCCTCAATCTGTTGGGCGTTGTTCAGCCACTGCCGGGCAGCCCTACCGAGTTCAGCAGTCTCTGCACGAGCTCTTGCGCGGGTCTGTGGGAACACGCTACGCCATCCCGGTACTTCTGCCTTAATAGCCTGCTCCAATGGCACCAAGGCCCTGTCAGCCTCTAATAGGGTGCTCCTGCCGTAGGCCACGGCACTCTCAGCCACATCATCCATAGGATTCGCTAGGAGCTGACTAGCGAGGTCTGGACTGTACCCATTGAGCTTGTCCCATGAGGACATGTACTGACCGAAGCCGGGGTTGAATGTATTAATAGCCTCCCGCTGGGCATCAGGTACAGTGTGTACAGTACTATCAGCAGACGCAGGTAACTCGATGGCACTTGTACTAGACCCCACAGGTACGGTAGCCGGTGTTGGTTTAGGCTTAGGCGTAGGTACTTGAGTAGGTGCTGATAGGTCTCTGAGTACAGTCAAGCCAGCATCATCAAATACCACATAGTTAGATGCCTCTCCTTTACCTTTCCTAGCTCTACCTGTTTTGTATTTATTACCCTTAACACCACCAGCAAGTAGTGCATCAGATGCAGCTTTATCAGAACCAAGTTTAGCACTTAGAGCATTGTACATGTCCTTACCAGTGCCAGATGTTATCCCGTACTGTGTGAACACTGCCTTTACTTTAGGGGCCTGTACTACACTATCAAAGTCTATGACCTCAGTATCATCAAAGTTTCTACGTAGAGCGTATACAGTACCAGCCTCAGGGTGTACACCCTTGATAGAACCGACGTTAGCTTTATACGCTGCCGCCAGACCTTCATCTGTAGTTACGTAGTGCCCAAAACCGAAAGCCTGTGCACCCTCCCCACTCTTAGCATACTGCATCCGTAGTTGGTCTATACCCCGTACAGTAGTACCATGATACACAATACCCTTATTAGGATAGCTTCCATGCTCAGGCACCTCTTTCATACTCTTACGAATCATCTGCACTAGGTCTGTATCAGAGTACTGCACATGTACGCCCATACTACGTAACCACTCCCGGACACGGACTAACAAACGATTTATTACGGAGTCTTTTACATTACCAGCATTTAGTTCTACATAACGCCCCAATGCAGTAATGCCTTTGTACAAGTCCGGTGCATTGTTTGCAAAATCTACAGCGGCTTTAGCATTACTATTACCAGCCGCTGCTAGGTGCTGTACATGGTCGACCATGTCTAGTACAGTCTCTTTACCGAGCACACGGGAGGCGGTGGCCCGCGCACCTAACTCACGTAACAAAGCCCCCTGCCCTTCCGGCGTATCCAAGGCCCCTTTAGTGATGTACAGTGCATCTTCCTCCGGTATGTACACTACAGGTGCATCCTTCGGCAGCACTAATCTCCCAGATTTAACTAGGCGTGAGTACCTACCTACCTCTGATATATCCTGCACTTCCCGTGTGACATGTACTGCACTATTAGGTTCGACACGAACACGCTTGCCCCGCACCTCTCTGTAATAAGGTACGGGAGAGTCTTGTAAATCTAGGTCGGGTCGGTCGAACTTACCTGCTAGTATAGCATCCGTGGTATCGTCAAATACTACAGGTCTAGGGTTATGCACTGTCGGCATAATCTTAGATACTTTAGGCGCATAGGTCATACCGTCCAAGAGCCCACCAGCAGCACCACCTACAGCATCCCATAGCACTTGTTCATTAGACCTACCAAGAGCGTAGGAAGTACCCCCGACTGTACCAGCACCTAAGCCAGCACCTACAGTACTTAACTCTGCTCTACCTAGCTTTGTAGTAAGCCCAATAGTACGCACAGCCTTAGTAACCCCGAGACCTAATAGAAGGTCAGCATCAGCAACAGCACCAGCAAAGGCACCAACAGGAGCTTCAGACATGGCTGTCTGGGCAATCTGCTTATCCTTGATACGTCCCCAACGGTACTGATAATCATCATTGGATACAGAACCAAGCAGCTCCTTCTGGAAGTCCGGGTTGAGCTTACCAGCCTCCTTATCCTGCTGTAGAGTCTTAGCAGCGTCAAAGGTACTATCACGCTGGAACTCAGGCTCATCCAACCCATCGTACATAGCACGGAACAAGGATTCCTCTGTGAGGTACGCACCAGCACCCACAAAGAACCCAGCCTCTTCGAGCATAGGCTCTAGGCTGTTACTAGGCTGGAATGTAGGTACAGTAGGTCTAGGTGCAGACACTACGGCTGTATCACCAGAACCAAGATTACTACCCAACTCGGCTACAGCCGGATTAATCTCGATACCGACTTGGGTATCACTGCCGGGGATAGTACTGCTTGTACTTACATCTGTAACTAAATCGGTATTAATCATAATTCTTCCTGTTCAGAAACGACAAAGCCCGGACTAGCCGGGCAATGTAGGTTATTAACGGCCTTGATTAGACCACATTTCAGCTAATTGGAAGTAGTTGTACGCAGCGGTCCTATCGGACTTATCCTCAGACTCCTTCTGCATACGCTTACACCAATCAGAAGGTTTCTCATTGATTGACATTAGCACCCCTAGGCATCCAAGCAGCAATCAAGCCACGCTCTAGGAACTTACGACGAGCAGGGCCGGATTGCTTGTACACAGCAGTACTCATCAAATCCCTCTTAGCTTGTTCAAGGTTAGTGCTGGCAGTTTTGATAGCAGCAGCGTATTGTTTTGCCCCTGTAGCCCCACCATGCCACATAGCATCAGCTAGGCCGATGTACACAGCATCAGGTCTACGTCCGAACTCGAAGGTCTGTGGGATACCTGCTTCCTTAATATAAGCTGGGAAGTCCTTGAAGTACTCCCCGGCGAAGTCCCCAATTACTTGAGACATCTTAGCAGGGCTACCCTTAGCAGCATCAAGACGCTCTACCCAATCTGGGTGGTCTTGCTTCGAGATACCAATACCAATAACATCCACTTGCTTCAGATTCGGGTCTGCTTGGCCCTCAGCACTACGGGTATTACGCCAATCAGGAGTCCATCCCTCAGAGCGAGCTAAGTGCTTGGCTACCTTAGTACCCAAGTCGTTACTCATGAAAGCATTACCCCAAGGGCGCGTTACATTCAGAGTGACGCCAGAAGGCCCACCTACCCGTACACTATCAAGGATGTTCTCTGGTGCAGTAGCAGCCTGTTCTTCAACCCAAGCACTGTACCTGCGATTCAAATCATCAGGTGTCTGTGTGTACTGTCTAAGGGGTACGTTGTTATCATCGTAGTCGATAAATGTAGCCGTTCCACCTGTAACTACTACACGTACGTTCTCGGGCTTAGAACGCCCGCCTGACTTGCTGGATACTTCCTGTTTAACCTGCTCGAATACCTTAGCAAGCATTTCAGTGTTCTCTATACCAGTACTCTGTTTGAACTCTGGATTTAGGAACACAGGGCCGCTAGCAGTACGCACAGCTAACCCCTCCTGAAGCAAGGCTTGAGCAGCAGATTCCTCGTCTACAATCAAATGCCCTTTAGAGGCTAGGTACTCTTTGTTACGGAGTACGTTAGCGTTAGCTTCTCTAGAGTACTGCATAAGCAGTGCGTCTGTTGGTTGGTTAAACAACTTAGCTTGTAGGCCGTTGTCACCAAAGAACGTGCTCTTGAACGTATCCGGTGTGAACTGTGCCGTGAAGCCCGCCCTAGCTTGTTGCTCAATACCATCCCGAGCTTTATCCAAGGCACCCTTCAGTTGGCGCATATCAGTAACGTCTACATCAGGGCTACG